ACGCAGCGCTTAAAGCAAGGCTTGAGAAGTTAGAGCAAGTCACACCAGAAGTTAAGCCAGTTGAGCGAGTTGCACCCAGTGAGGATGATTTCGATACCTTGCAGGAGTATCACACAGCAAATGCTAAGTATTATGCAGATGTCTCAGGTGATGCAGCACAGGCCCGTATAACGGCGGCTGATGGTGTAAGTAAAGACGCAGCAGCAAAGACGCAGCGACAGGAAGCAGTAGAGACTAAAAAGACGGCATTCGAGAAGAATTTAGATTCTAAACGAGGCAACTTTGAAGACTTTGAAGACGTTGCATATGGTCATCAGTTCATGGATTTGGACTTAGCAGAACAAATCTTTGATATGAGCGAAAAGCCCGAAGGAAAAGGGCCGGAAGTTGCTTATTACCTTGGTTCAAATTTGGACGAAGCGCAGCGAATATTTGCGTTGAATCCCGTACAGCGAGCGCGAGAGTTGACTAAACTCGAATTCCAGGTTGAAGCACTTAAACCAAAGTTGGTTAGTGATGCGCCCGATCCAATTAAACCGTTGGGTAACTCTGAGACAGTTCAGACAGACCCCGACAAAATGACAGCGGATGAATGGCGAATCTGGAGGAATAATAAAATACATGGCTAAAAAGGTAATCACACATGGCTAATGCAATACTAACACCAACGGCGGTGACTAGGGAAGCGCTTCGCATCCTGCACCAAAAGTTAAACTTTATCGGTAATATTAACCGACAATATGATTCAAATTTCGCGGTTGAAGGCGCGAAGATTGGATCTACTCTCACAATCCGCTTGCCAAATCAGTACACGGTTCGGACAGGCAAAACAATCCAGGTTCAAGATACTGACGAGCAAAGTGTTATTTTAACATTAGCAACTCAAAAGGGCGTTGATGTTGAATTCAGTTCAGTAGATCTAACATTGAGCTTAGATGATTTTGGCTCTCGCATCTTAGAGCCAATGATGACCGTTCTTGCGGCCAGCATTGAAGCTGATGCTCTTACCATGTTCCAGGACGTATACAACCAAGAAAACAACGTGGGCAGCGCTGCAACATTCAGAACAATTCTGAATGGGCGTAAAATCCTCGTTGACAACTTGGCTGGCGCGACTAATCTCAAGATCAACCTGGACACTCAGACCAATGTTGACATGGTTGATGTTCTCAAGGGTCTATTCCAAGACTCTGCCAGTATCTCTAAGCAATATTTAGAGGGTATGTTAGGCCGGACTGCTGGTTTTGAGTTCTTCGAAAACACTCTGATGCCTCGCCATACCACCGGCTCCGATGATGGTACAGGTGATTATCTAACTGATGGAGCTGGTCAAACTGGTAACACATTAGTTATTGACACCGGCACCGGAACATTGCTTAAAGGCGATGTGTTCACGATTGCTGGCGTTAATCGGGTTCATCATGAAAGCAAGCAGGACAGCGGCAACCTGCAGCAGTTTGTTGTTACTACTTCAACCGGCGCTTCCGCAGTATCGTTAGCGTTTGAGCCAGAACTTGTCGCAACGGGTGCGCGTAAAAACGTATCAAATGCAGCGGCAGACGGTCAAGCAATTACCAAGGTCGGTGGCGCTTCTGTGACTCATGACATTTCGTTAGGTTACGCGCCTGACTCATTTACTTTTGTAACTGCTGATTTGCGTATGCCTCGTGGTCTTGATTTTGCGGCTCGTGAAGTAATGGATGGTATTTCTATGCGGATCCTTACTGATTATCAGATTGGTGATGATGAATTCCCGACTCGTATCGATGTTCTATATGGCTTTAGAACAATCCGCGCTCAAACTGCTGTGCGTTACGCAAACAACTAGGAGAAACTAACATGGCTTTAGAACAATTAGGCATGAACTCACCAGATGGCTCGGTGGCTCCCGGTCTGCATCAGGTGGTTATTCAATCAGTAGGTGCAACTCGTACCCTTAAGGCCGAAGAATCAGGTTCATTGTGTTTACTGGATGTTGCAGCGGGTGTTGTTTACACCCTCCCCGCACCAGTAGCCGGAATGCGCTTTGAATTCCTCGTAACCGTTGCGGTAACTTCAAACGCTCACAAAGTCATTACTGATGCGGCAACCACCTTTATGCTTGGCGGCGTAATTATGGGTGATGTAACTGTAGCGACCTCGGGCGAGTATTTTGAAGCTAATGGTTCAACTCACGTTGCACTATCAGCGGCCGGTACGGTCACTGGGGGCTTATTGGGTGAGCGTTACCAGTTAACGTGCATCTCAGGCACCCAATGGGTAATTGAGGGTGTTTGTCACGGCGCTGGTGCATTATCAACGCCTTTCGCTACCAGTTAAAACCATGGCCCAGGGACGGGCCTTTACTTTGGAGCTATCATGTTACTAGAAACATGCCGCTATCGATTTGTCGATGGCAAAGTAATCACTAAAATGTTTGGTATGAAGGGTAACGACTGGGACATTGACGAAGGTTGGCACCATTCACCAAAAGACGCTAAAGCAGATCATGAACAGGCATTAAAGCAAGGTGCTTACACAATAGATATTTCTAAAGACGACGAAACAGTTAAAGCTAGTCGTTTTGCTCGAAAGCTCGCTGATGAATTAGAGATTGACATAAACGAGGTGATAGGCACAGGGAAGAACGGGATTATCACCAAGGACGATATCACAAACCACTATAACGAGGGTTAAGCATGACAACAGCGCAGGATCTAATTAATAGCTCTGCTAAACAGGCTGGCATCTTAGCTGAAGGTCAGGCGCTTGAGGGCGGGATTAATGCTGATGCTTTGGCCCGGTTAAATCGATTAATTGCCCGGTTCCAGAATGACGGTATTTTTCTTGGTTTAGATAAACTATTGGCGGCTGATGTATTATTTATCGATGATGCAGACGAAGAAGCGCTCGAACTAAGCCTAACTATGCGGCTAATGGTCAGGCACCGAAGACCGGTTCAGCCAGGGCTTTCATTAGCAACACAAAGCGCAGTAACCGAATTACAAGCCAAGTACACTGTTATCAACGAAATGCCATTAGATAGGGCGTTAACGCGCAAATATCTACCACGTAAACGCGAATTTGATTCACTGGATTAATAATGGCAACTGGAATCCCTATACCACTCATAGGCCCAACTTATACAAACAGATCATTGCCTGTCTCAGCGCAGGTGACTCGCGGTTTTTATGTTGAATTTAACCAACAAGCCCAAGAGGTAACATCATTCAACCCGTTTCCAGGCTTAAAGCCTTTTTCTACGGGCGCAGGAGCCAACAGGGGTATGGGACGGCTTGATGACGTTCTTTACACAGTATCAGCCAACACGTTATTTGAAATCTCATCAATCGGCGCTCAAACGCAAATTGGCACCATTGAAGGGGCCGACAGGTGCAAGTTAGATGAAGATCAAGTTGGTAATCTAGTTATAGCTACCGGAGTAGGCAAGCCATTTTCTTATGACGGCACGACTTTAACCCAAGGTACTGACATTGATTTACCAAACGCCAGCACAGTAACATACATCAACCGGCGCATGGTTTACGATGGCAACGGTGGTGATATAGCTTTTGCTGATTTAAGCGATCCACTTAAAGTAAATAGCGCAAACGTAATCATTGCAGAATCAAAAGCCGACGATATGAAAGCGGTTTTTGCTTATAAACAACAGGTTTTTGGCTTTGGATCTAAGACTATTCAGCCTCTTTATAATAGCGGCACCGGCAACCCGCCTTATACCTTTGTACTAAATGCCACTCAAGAGGTGGGAATTGACGCTATTCATTCGATTGGATCTAATAATCGATTTGCATATTTTTTAGGTAGTGATCAGATTGTTTATCAACTCGCAGGATTGGCGCTTAATCCGATAGGCAACCCGGCGATAGGACAGGAGATAGCCAAATATTCAAAAACTGATGATGCCTATGGCATGTGCTTCACCTTAGATAACCAAAACTTTTATCTATTATCATTCCCAACAGGTAACGAAACCTGGCTATTTAACGAAGGGGCCGGTTTGTGGACTAACTTGGCATTCGGCACCGATGGATCACAACACTTAATTAGCGATTATCAATTCATTTACAACAAACATTTAGTTGCTGATCGCCGCAATGGTAATATTTACGAATTAGATTTTGAAACTTTCACGGATAACGGCGAACCAATACAGCATAGACGAGACACAATAGCTATCAATGGTCGCACATTTGGCCGGGCCGGGGCTAAGGTGTTCATGGATAGGCTAGGTATCGAGATTGAAACCGGCACAAGCCTAGTTACTGCTGAAAGCCAAATCATCATGCAGTATTCAGACGATAACGGGCGATCATGGAGCAGTGAAAGGTTCCAAAATATCGGCGCACAGGGAGAGTTTAGACATCAACTAGACTGGTTTGGCATGGGTAGCTTTTACACTCGAATGTTTAGGTTTACGATGACCGACAATATTAAATGGGTATTAATTTCTGCTGATGCGGATTTGGAGTTAGATATTGGCTAATGCTGATCCGTTTGTCATCCAATGGCCGGACAAATGGATGACTGATAACGAAATAAGACCAGTTATTGAATATCTGAATAGGTATTTGCACGACATGTTTATCAGGTCTGGCGGCGGTGACGATATTTTAGAGAAGTTAGAGTTAGAATCCTCTGTTGCCAACATTGCAATGTTATCAGCGGTATTCAAGCGTATAAGCGACCTAGAAGCAACACAGACATTGTCAGAAAGTGTAGGGGTTAACGCTGCTATTAAATCAACAATTGATAGGCGCTATGCGCTATTGGTGGGGTAATGGACTTACAAGAAAAGCAATTAGGGCAGTTAAGACCAGCAGACACTACGGCGGCATCATTATATAACCCTGGAGCTAACACGACAGCGGTTATAAAGGGCCTTGTTATATGTAACACATCATCTTCAAACGCTAAATTTAGGGTTTTTAACGACGATGACGGCACGACCTACGACGAGACAACAGCGCTATTTTTCGACGCTCCAATAGCACCGGGTCAAACATTAGAAGTAGACGGATTTAAAGCGATGAACAATTCAGCGGGTAATTTTGCGGTTAGGACTAACACGGCAAACGCTATAACTTTTACTCTTTATGGGGCTGAAATTGTATGATATCTGTTTACCCAATAATAGAAAAAAAATATTCAATCGAGGTGCATAATGGAGATGTGCCGGGCGTATCTATAGTGAACAAATTCGGTCACGCTTTAGATTGTGATTCTGGCGTACCTACTGACGTTTGGGGTGGCGCGGACGGGGTCACATCAACTGATATTTGGGTTCCGCCAACGATCGCGCGAGTACACACAGTCGTATCAACTAGTCCCAATGATACAATGGCAGGAACAGGACTAAGAACAATTAGAGTGTTTTATCTATCAGACTGGGACACGGAAGAACAATCAATTGATATAAATATGAACGGGACGGGAATCTCAATAACGCCATCAAATGTTATTATAAATAGAATGGAGGGGTTAACGTGGGGAACTGGTGGATTAAATGAAGGTATTATAACCGCGACAGCACTCACTGACGCGACGATTACAGCGGTTATTCAGATCGGAGATAATCAAACTGAGCAATGCATATATGGTTTTCCGTCTACTAAAGATCTGTTAGTAAGTCTTGCTAATGCAACGGTATTTAGAGGCACCGGAGTAGCCGCAAGGCTCACAGGAAACATTTTATATATGCCAGATCCCGCGACAAATACTGTTAACAATACAGCGTGGATCGTAAAGGAAGAGTTAGACGATATTGAAGGATCGCCACCTTGGCAGCACCCATATAGTCCAGAAAAAGAATTTAAAGGGCCGGGGATATTTAAAATACAGATTACATCTTCAGTAAACAACACCGAAGCAACAGCGGTTTTCGACGCGTATTTAACAGATAAATAGGTATAACAATGGCAGCAAATAAAGCACTAATCGACGGTGTTCAAAACACAGTAACCACAGCGGTTGATTTATACACATCACCGGCACAAGGTAATGGCACTCGTATAACAGCGTTTACCGCGAGCCTGGACGCTGGAGCACAGAGATATAGTGTTTTTATCGGGTTGACAGCAACGACAGCAAAAAGGATTATTCAGTTAAACCCTGTCAGCGGGCCTGGACAAGACTCGCCATTAGAACTAATCAATCACTTTATACCGGCGGGTCAAAAGCTTTTTGTTCAAGTCTCGACGGGTACGACAATCACGATTAGGGCAAGCGGCATCGAGTTTTAGCTATTTTTATCAAATTTTGGTAGAATTGACTAACATTAAAGCAAGGTTTTAAATATGGGTTTTTTATCTGACATAGCAGGAATTGCAGGAGGCGTTCTAGGTTTTGCCGTTGGTGGCCCGGCAGGGGCGGCAATTGGTGCATCTATCGGGGGCGCTATAAGTGGATCTGCTGCACAGCGAGAGGCGGCTGAAGCTGGACAGCAAGCAACAGACGCAGCCATAGCAGAGCAGCGAGCAGGAAGAGAGGCTTTTGAGACTCGAACGCAGCCGTTTCTTGACATTGGCTTGGCTGGTGGTCAGCAATTACAAAGCTTTCTTGAGGATCCAAGTCAACAACTAGCTGAAATTAACCCGATTGTTTCATTTCTTCGAGAGCAAGGTTTTGAGCAAATCCAAGAAAGCGCGGCAGCTCAAGGTCGGCTTGGTGCCGGTGGTACATTGCGAGATTTAACTCGTTTTGACGTTGGTTTAACTTCAACAGTTGTTCCGCAGTTACAAAATCAGCGGTTCAATCAATTATTTAATGTGGCCGGTTTGGGCGCTAACGTGGCGGCTGGGCAGGGTACAGCGGCAATACAAACAGGAACTAACGTATCAAACCTATTAAGCACAGCAGGGCGGCAAGAGCAGGCTGGTATATTAGGAAGTAACCAGGCTATATTGGGCGGCGTTGAAAATATTGGTAAAGCCATAGGCGCATTTCCTAATGTATTTGGTGGACAACCGCCGCCGCCTGTAGTACCTCGCGCCGGTGGCCCGGCTCCCGTAGTAGATATAAGCACATTTGGATAATAAATCATGGCAAGAACATTCGATCCGGTAGGCGCGTTCCAAAGAGGAAGAAGTGGAGCGTTACAAATCCAGGCGCAAGAACAGCAATTAGCAGCGCAACCAGCTAGAAATCAATTAGCCGATCTCCAATTGGAACAGGCTAGAGTCGGTGCGCAGCGAAAAGAAACACAATTCGGACAACAACAATCATTGCAAAAATCAAAACTCCTAAATCAGACGCTTACCGCCTTGAGTGGGATACCATTAGAACAACGGGACGCGGCTTTTTCTGCCATCGCTCCACAGTTGCAACAGTTTGGTATTGATACGTCCACTTTTGAGCCTGGCGAGTTCACCGACGAGGGGTTAGCTCAAGGCATCTTAGAAACACAGGCATTAATAGGGCAACCCGCACAACAAAAACAAACAGCGGGTCAGCAAGAATTTAATGCTTTAGTTGCGATTGCTCAAGATCCGAATGCTACATTATTAGAGCGGAATTCAGCAAATAGAGCGCTAGGCAATTTGGCCAAAGTAAGCACATCGGCAGCGGAAAGAATAGCGAGCGATCCTGAATTAACCAAAGCCGTAGCAACTAGCGGGGCAGAAATAGCTGGAGCAGAGGCCGGGGCTAAAGAAACATCTAAGCTGTTTGCAAAACTTAAGCTAGAGCCACAAGTTAAAGCGGCGGCGGCGGCTGCACTTTCGGACGTTAAAGTTTTAGCTGATCAAGCGGCAAAAACCAAAGCAAACAATGATGTATTTGCTATTTACGAGGTGGGCATGAGCGCGGTCGCCGATGCTCTTGGTGATACTTCGACGGGTTTTTTTGCTGGTAGAATCCCATCTATAACCGCAAATCAACAAATTGCTGATGGTGCTATTGCTGCCATTGCTCCAGTATTAAAGCAACTGTTTAGATCTGCTGGTGAAGGTATTTTTACAGATAAAGACCAAGAGCTATTATTAGCGATGATACCAACACGTAAAACCTCACCAGAGGCAATAGCGTCAATACTTTCAAATGTTGACGCTATTATAAAAGCCAAGTTAGGTATTGGGCAGCAACAGCCATCACAACAAGGGCAGCAGACACCAGCAGCAGCAACGTTTAACAGCACTGCGTTAGGCCGTCAAATCTCAGAGCAAGACATAATTGACACCTTGCAAGCTAATCCAGGTCTAACAAGAGAACAGTTATTTCAGCAATTAGGTATTCAACAATAATGGCTAATTTACTACCTGAATTACAGCAACAAAGACAACCAGTTAATTTACTGGCTGAATTGCAACAGCCTATACCAGCACAACAGCCAGCACAACAAGGGGTAACGCCAGATGTTATTGATACAAGCTTTGATAGTGTTAGGGCTTTGCCTATGGATAGTCTACAACCTCGACAAGTAGAACAGCAAGCAACATTAGGCCAAGAGGCGCTAGGAGTTGCGGAGGTTGCAGGTACGGTATTAAGCAGCGCCATAGCGGAGCCTATAGCGGGACTATCCGGCATAGTGTCAGGATTGTTTGGTGATGCTAAAAGCGGGGCGGAAACCGTTGATTTAGTTAGAAATGCCATAACCTTTGAACCAAAAACCGAAGAAGGGAAAGCCAAATTAAAATCTTTGGGCGAATTCGTTCAGCCTATTGGTGAGGCTTTCGAGAAAGTTGAATCAACTTTAGGTAATGCGGTATTAGAAGCTACGGGATCGCCAGAGCTTGCGGCTGTTGCTCACTCGTTACCAACAGCCGCACTTCAGGCTTTTGGCGTAAAAGGGCTAAAAAGCGCAAAACTTAAAGAAGCAAAACTATCATCTAACGTTTCTGAAGCGATAACACAGGCAGCACCAGACCTGCAAACCATAAAAGCACAAGCAACACAAGCGTACACAGATCTAGACAACCTTGGTATACGAGTAAAGCCAGAAGTTTACGAAAGATTTGCCGATAAGTTATTAACTAGGCTCCAAAAAGAAGGAATTGATCAAACATTACACCCAAAATCCACAGCGGCAATAAATCGAATTGTTGATGATATTGGATTGGCTAAAACCCCAAGCGAATTAGAAACTTTAAGAAAAATCGCAAAGGATGCAGCGTCTAGTATTGATCGTCCAGACGCTAGGTTAGGCAATATTATAGTTAACGAGATAGACAACGCTCTTGATTCGTTATCATTACAAATTGGAGGCAAATTTAAAGAAGCGAGAGCATTAAGTCAGAGAGCTTTTAAATCTCAAGCCATCACAGATATGATCGAGAACGCAAGCCATACAGCTAGTGGTATGGAAAATGGATTAAGGATAGAGGCCCGTAAAATACTAAAAAACAAAAAGAAGCGTAGGGGATTCACTAAGGACGAGCTAGAAGCATTGCGTAAAATTGAACAAGGAACAACAACCGCTAATATGGCTAAATTTTTAGGCAAGTTCGGAATATCAGAGGGCCAAGCAACCAGCATGCTAGGTGCGTCAATAGGTATTGGCGGCGGCGGCGCTATTGGTGCAGCGTTTGGGCCTGGTGGCGCGGCTATAGGGGCGTTAACAGTGCCTGCAATTGGTCAACTAGCCAAAAACACAGCGCAGAGAATAACTCTTAATAACACAAAGTTTGCTGATGATTTGGCAAGGGGCGGTAAAAGCGCCAAAAGCATTACTAGGGCGTATTTAAAACATACACCAATATCCGATCGCAGCGTTTCAGATTTAACTGACTTGCTGCTTGATACAAGTTTAAAACCTTCAGACATTCGTTTGCTACCATCTTCAAAATCAACATCAGGTAAACTAGCATCTGATGCCGTTCATTTTGCAAGAGAAATAAAGCGACGAGCAACACAAGCAGGTTCAGCAGCATTAATCGCACAACCAGAATTAGAGGAAAATAAATAAATGGCTATTTTTTCGGTAATGGCAGATGTGCCTAATCCTTTATTCGACAGTGACGGCGATCCTTTCTCTGGCGCTGTTTTAAAGGCTTTTTTGCCTGGTAGTACAACCAGCATATCAATTGCCATAGATAAGGACGGAGGAAGCCCACAGGCATCGATAACATACAACGCACAAGGCAAGCTCGAAGTAACAGGTAACGAAATACTGCCATACATTGATCGCCTGCATAAATGGGGAATATTCGCCAACGCAACAGATGCAGCGGCAAACGCTCCGTTTTACATGGGTCCGTTTGATGAAGTACCTCAGCCATTTGGTGAAGGTTTTGAAATAACAATAACTAAATTCAAGCCTACCACTATCGAAGGTCAAACAGTAATAGTCGTACCCGCCGCACCAACAGAGATTAATCTATTTATTTCAGGGGTGTTGCAACACGAAAGCGATGGTGATTATACTTATTCATCGCCAACAATAACTCTCTCGGGCGCTTTATCGGCTGAAGATGTCGTAGAGGTTCAGTTTGGTCTTATTGTCCCAACAACAGGAGCTTCAATAGTCGGGCTAGCTGCTTTTGCAACAGTAGCTCAAGTGGTATTAGACACAGGGTTAGAAGTTGGCGACAGGTTTTTAACTTATGCCTTTAATGTTCCTGTAACTTGCATATGGGAAGTGGTTGTTGCTAATACCGGCGCAGGTGACTTGTCAGATGGTACTTTAGACTTAACAGGCTCGGGATTCCAGGCTAGACTACAAATCCAAACCGTTATGACGCCAAAATGTTTTGGTGCCGTAGGGAATGGTATTGCAGATGATACAACAGCCATAACCAATTGTGATCTCAATTCGCCAAGCTGGCTAATAGATGCCGTTTACGCCAGTCAAGAGCTAACACTAATAAATTACGTCAACACTGTTGGGAGTGGTGAATTGAAATGGATTGGCACCGATTCAAACCCGGTGCCGGTTTTTGTTAAGCTAAATTCAAAATTCTTTGGTAAAATCAAAGTTGACGGTCAGAACAAAGAGATTAAGGCTTTCTTACTTAATGGCGGGGTTCAGACTGGTGATGAGTTAATTTACAGCAATATCCAAGCTATCGATTCTTTAAAAAACTTGAGTTGTGGCGCTTTAGTGCAATCAACCGAGCTGACATTGAGAGTTGCCACTGCTAAAAACCTTTTAAATATATCTCACGTTAACGACTCGTTCCCTCAATCTTTTATTTGCGATAATGGCGCGGTGGTTTATTTAGGTGAGCATAACGCCAATGATTGCACATCGGGATTAGTTAACAATGGCGGCGATCTACATTTTGATTCCAATGTTTGCACTAACATGCTGGATAATGGCTTATACAATTTAGCTGGCGAGACAATTGGCAGTAGATTTGTTTATCAAGGGAACGAGGAACCCATAGTAAATTTATCGAGGGTTATTGTTGACCACGTCACAACCGTAGGTAAAACCTTCTCCATTATTCGTGCGCAAAATGCTCAGTACACTAAAATCGGCGTCATACACTCTAAGGCACCAGAGGGTACGGCGGATGCGCTTTTGTGGACTAATGTTGCAACGGGTATTTATGAACATCGCTCAGGAAACACAGTTAGCGGGCCGGTATTTATAGGCAGAGTTGAAGGTTTATTCTACTTATCCATGATTCGAACTGGGTTTTCATCTGGAACTACGGAGAAATTACACATAGGTTCCATGCAGGTTGATTTAATATTGAGGGACGAAGCTTTAGATGTTAACTGGAATAAACAAAACTGGTTTAACATGTCAGGTTGTTTAGATATAGACGTTAGAGACATGACTGTAACTATTTTAGATGTTGACGATTCGTTAACATCAGACCCCGGTGATATTTTATTTTCTCAAAATCCATTAACACCCACTGGCTCTATCATGGAGAACTTTGATGTGTATATCAAGGCTGCTAACGGCACTATTAGTACTAATGGAGTATTTAGGGGGGAAGAGCCAGCATTGAACGTTCAAATACTAGGTGGTAGATGGCAAACTAACGTTGGCCCTTACATGAGAGAAGCGGATTATTTTGGTGGGGCCAGGGATATTATGGAAAAAGTACCCGTTGGCGGCGTTTGGCGACAGGGGCAGATATTCTCAAACATAGACCCGGCAACACCTTTAAATTGGTTCTACAGATGCGATGTGTCTGGTGAGCCTGGAACTTGGAGTACATTAACATGACACAAAGAGGAACAGGAAATACTGGCGGCATAATTAAAGATGTCACCACGTTAGCAACAATTAAAAGCCCCAACGGTCGACGCTTGGAATTACTATCAGGGCAAAGATTTCTGACATCTGCCGTCGATGGTGGCAGCGGCGTGCTATTAGCAAGTGCTAATTTTGCAAATCCGCTTACTAATGCAGTCAAAAGCTTCGACACACTCGCCGATGCTCTTGCAGACACCGGGATTGTTATTAAAGATGCCGCAAATCTAGCAGAGCACAGCACCGGTAATGGCGGCGGAGCAATTTGGGATGCTTTCGCGTCTGGAACATTCGCGGTAGGCGCTGCAATTTTTGATGTTTTCGACCACGATACTTTGTCTTTACAATTAAAGTTAAGAAAAAACCAAGACGGCAAAAACAACGCTAGGCAACTAGGATTAGTATCAGACGCCACCAGCCAAAATGCTGTCATGTCATTTATAGTAGCCAATTTATCAAATACAACCACAGTATTTGACACTGGTGTTTATATAATGTCTGGAATACAAGCTTCAGCGCAATCTAATTTTACGCTTGAATTTATTGGAAAACCTGTTTTTAAGTTGGCAGACAATGCCAACACTTTCGCGTTTAGACTTAGTGGTTGCTCTGATTTTAGTTTTGTTGGAACATTATACGGCGATGGCAATAAAGCCCTTAACACAACAACGGGCAATACCAGCGCAAGCGCGGCAAATGGTCAGATTTCTATTGGTGGTGCATCTTCAAAATTTTCAATCGGCACTATAAAAGTGGTTAACGCCTGGACAAACGGAGTAGCAATTGATAGTTGCTCAGATTTTACAGTGGAAACTCTACAAGCTGATGAATCAGCGAGTCGGGGTGTCACAATAAACGCTTGTAGTGATTTTCTTGTTGATAAAATAAAAGCAAATGAGGCAACTCGGGATACAGCGGTTTATGTTTTAGGTTGTGCTGACTTTGATATTGATTCCATTAACGGAAAGGGCTCACGAGGCAGTAACTGTATATTATTCGAAACCGGGAATAGCGATTATCATATTGGCAGCATGATTTCAAGCGATTGCCACTCAGGGCCAAAGATTGAAAATAATAACAATTATGCTATCGATAGCATAATCAACAAAGGGGCCACGGTAGGCATAGGAGTTACAGTTAACGGGGGGGATGACTGGGCGATAGGCAACATAATAACTAAAGGTGCAACTGATGCAGGTTTGGCATTATTGACAGCCGAAGCGCCGATAAAACGAGGGCATATAGGCTCGCTAATCACTACAGGTAACGGAGCCGAAGGACTGATAGTGCAAACGGCACTAACTAACGCTTTTGAGTCCGTAGTTATCGACTCTATCCAAGCCGATTCAAACATTGAAAGTAACCTTGTAATTGACGGTCTTGCCGCTGCGCTTTTACCGATAAGCGGACAGCTAACAATAGGTGAGTGGATAAGTGGAACGCCGGCTGTAGGAAAGTTTGATATTGAAGTTACTGATTTATCTTTAGTTCAGCGAGGCAAGCCAAACATAGGTAGCGGTTATTACACAACTAATTATAGTGATCCTTTTACATTAGATACCAGCACCACACCAAACGTTAAAGATTTTTTAAAGTTTAATAACGTAGCACAAACCGCAAATACCGGAGCCACAACAATAACTAGATGGGATAACTGGCTTGGAGATAACCGCATATTTTACATCTTAATACAGGACAACTTTACCACCTTTGCCAACGGGACTGGAGCGGGTAGGATTCTAGTTCAAGGGGCTAGCGTAGCAACTGCACTGGGTGAGATGTGGCAGGCTAGTTTTATAAATGACATTTGGTACATGCACAAAATTAGTTAATCAATAGAT